AGACGTTTGACTGAGGTAAATAATACTTGAACCTGAACCAGCAGCAGTAGCATATCCAGATGCTCCACTATTTTTACCCTTAACAAAAGACGTTGCAGGTAATTCTGTTGCTGATACAACTTGATTTAATTCAAGTTTAATATAAGTTTGAATATCGTATAAGTATAAATCCCAATTTGTTAAACTTCCAGAATATGCAGCATCGGTTAAACTAAATGTGTAAATTCTTGCATCTCCAATTTTTGTTCCTGTTGGTGATATTGTAGAAGTTTTTCTGTAATTGTAAAGATCTACTGTATATTTTTGTTTTGGAGCCCCTGATATATTATTAATTCTAATTAAATTTCCCATTTCAAATGGGACATTTACATTACTTGCAGTATCGGTTGTTCTTGGTTTTGCAACATCTATAATTTCTACTCCAGTTTTTTCAATATCATAGCCTCTCACATAAGCCTTCCCTGGAGAGAACTTAATACACATTAAATCATCTGAAGGAGTATTTCCTTGATCAGTTTTTTCTCCATCAAAATATATACCATCATTACCTAAAGCATCATTACGAGAATTATTCAGAGAAAATTGAAATGGAGTAACTACATAATCTCCAGATTCATCGTAAGTTCTTTGTGCTAAATAATCTCTTATTACTGAATAATCAGATTTTACATCTAATTTTTTAATCGTTCCATCTTTAACTCTTAATAATTCAATAAAATCTGTATCATTAGTATCATCTAAAAGTTTTTTTGTTAAGATTAGAGAAATTTTAAATCTATCTGCTCCTGGCGCTGCAAAATTAGTAAAACCTTTTGCATTATCATATAAAGTTGAATCATCTTTTGCAGTAATTACCTCTTCAATTACTTTTAATCCAACTCTATATGATGGAGTATTAGTATAATAATCTAAAATAATTGTTTGATTTAAAACTCTAATAAAAGAACCTCTAACAAAATAAACACCATCTCCTATTGAAGCTGCAGATCCTATTGAGGTTGAATTTTGAGAAATTGTAGTGGCAAATGAAGTTCCACTTGTTATAGAACCAACAGTTTCGTCAGAATATAATGTTTCACCATCTTGAAATTGACTAATTTCAAAATTTGAATCAGAATGCAAATATTTAACGTAAATTGTAGGATAATCTACTTCTGTATTTGGAAGTTGGACAAATTGGACAACAGCCGTTACCAAAGATGACTGTCCAATTACTTTTTTACCAATGAATTGCGATAAGTATGTAGATAATTCTACATTATATTGTTGTGGTTGTAATTTTACCGCATAAAATTGACCATCATAAACAATGTTTCCTGGAATTGCAACAGAACCTTCTTTAAATACATGGCTGCCAAAGGTTTCTATCTGATCTTGCAGTATAGATTGTAAAGTATTTAATTCTCTTGTTTGAACTGGTCTGCTAGGATTAAAAAGAATTTTATAGTAATTTTTATCCTTAGCTCCAGTATCTTGCTGAGAAAAGTCATCAAAATATGGACTTACATTGAGATTTGTTTTTTGGGCCATCTGTTAAAATTCCAGAATAATTTTAATGTCTTCTTTTTGTCTAGAACTTCTAGAAACAGTTGATCTATTATCGATATAAATTATCTCTCCAGACTTATTATTTATCTCTGGATCTGCAAGACCATTTTGAAATGTCACACCTAAATTGATAATTTTATTGGAAACTGTTGTTGTAATTCCAGAATAACTCATAATATTAGCAGAAAAACCATTATTGGTTGTAACCTGCTGAGCACTTGATTCAAAACTTAAAACTGTATTAGTTGATGAAGAAAATAGAGATGAAATATTTGGATAATCTTGATGAGATATTCCATTATTTCCATAATATAAAGATCTATCTCTATAATATTTCAAAACATTAGTTTCAGTATCAAAAGAAACTACATATCCATATGCAATTCCACCAGTCACAGTTTGTTGTAGTTTATCTCCTATAGAAACTGTGCCAGAAACATTCTTTAACATCATTGAGTATACACCAGAAAACTGAGTATCGGTGAATACTGTTGTACTAATACCTGTTGAGCTATAAATATATGGATTTTTAATTATCCCAACTTGAGCAAATTTTGTATCAATTGGAAAATCTTTTGTTGAATCATCAAATCTAGCATAAACTAATACTTT